TCCCCGCCTCACTCGCGGCAATCAGCGCTTCCTGCCAGCGGAGCCCTTTGCTGCGCCCGGCCGGCGAGGGTTTGCGGGCGGCGTGTTGCCAGCCTCCCCGTCATCCCCGGCCTGCGGCATCGCGGCGGCAAGGCCCTCACCCAGCGCCGCCCGCCCTTCCGGCGTAATCACCAGTTCCATCGCGTGCTCGAGCGTCAGCTCGGGGTGCTTTTCCGACAAGGCGGCGAGCAGCAGCTGGCCCAGATCGGAAATCCGCGGAGACTGGCCCGGGGTGGCCATGCGCTGGGCAAAGTCGAGGATCGAGCCGCCGCTGGCCTCTTCGAACCGGGCGATGGTCGCCCAGCTGAAGACGGCGACGAAGGTGTCGCCCTGATAGGCAATCGGCAGCTCGACCCGCCGGGGAGCGAAGGTCATCAGGTCGCCGCCTGGGCAATCGCGCCGGTGACCTTGAGCGTAGCCGAGAAGGTCTGCTTGCCGCCCGCCACCGGCATGTCGCCCGGCGTGTAGGCGGTGACGATGCACTTGCCTTCGAGGCTTTCGGTGCCGGTCGCGGCCTTGACCACGATCTCGAAGTCATAGACCCCGCCGCCGGTCACCGCCGCGACGAAGAGATCGTCGGCCGCCGTGCCCGCGATGTAGTGGCCCTCGCAAGCGATCTCGCCCGGATCATAGACACCGTCCGCGATGAATTCCATCGCCTCGGTCGCGCCGTCATGGGTGGTGACGTCGATCGTCCCGCGGGTCAGCGCGGGCGGGGTGATCGAGGTGAGTTCGGCAATCGTGGCCAGCGAGCCGCCGGTGGCGACCAGCTTGAGGATCGTGCCACGGGTATCCTTGGCAGCTGCAGTCATCGATCGGTTCCTTTCGTCAGATCGCTTCGTGGAAGAAGGTGAAGTCGAGGCTCATGCGGAGCACCCGGCGGTTGTTGGCGAGGTCAGTGGAATCGAGCATCCGCCGCCCTTCGAGATAGGCGTGGTGAAACTTCGTCGCGCCGGTGGTGGCCTCGCCCTCCATCTCCGCGACCAGCGCCGCCTCGACCGCCTCGAGGTTCGCGCCGCTCAGCGCATAGATGTCGAACTGCACCCGCGGCGCGTCGAGCCCGTCCGGCCCGTCATGCGTGTATTCGCGCCCCGGACTGATTTCCTGCAACACCAGCTGCGGATAGGTCTCCCCCCAGCTGCGCGCCGCCTCGAAAAAGGCGATCCGCGTGCCCAGCAGCCCGGCCAGCGTGGCATCGCCCCGCAACCGCGTGATCAGATCCCCCCGCCAGCTCATCGCGCGCTCCGGGCGGCGAGGCGGGCGGCCTTGCGCTCCTGCGCCGCCATCTGCCGACTGATCTGCCGCCAGAGCGCGTCCTTGATCACCTCGATCAGCTGGCGAGGATTGGCGCTGTCCCAGGCGCGCCGGAACCAGCCCTGCGCAGGCGTGGTCGACGTGCCGAACTCGGTCAGGATCCCCGCACGGTCGCGGGTGCCGACGTAAACTTCGACCGGCATCTTGCCGGCATTCCGGCGGCGCTGGTTCTTGTTGAGCCGCGTGCCGATGTTGAGGTGCATCTTCAGCGCCCCGAACCGCCGCTCGCGGCTTTCCCCGCCGACGCGGAACCGCCGCCGCCCTTCGCCCTGCCGCAGCTCACCGCCCACACCAAAGGTCTTGCGCTCGCCGCGCACCGGCACGTTGGCCTGCGCCGCGTCCAGCACGATCTCCGCCGCCTCCATCAGCGCATCCTGCGCCGCGCGCTTGCGGCGATAGAGCGTGCCGAGATCGCCCAGCGCGGCCTCGAGATCGCGAAAGCCCGCATTCTCGATGCGCAGCTTGACCGCCATCACTCAGGCCCCCTTCTTCACGGCGACGAATTCCACGTCTCCGCCACTTATCGGCGCGATCGAGGTGATGCCCCAACGCGCGCCGTCGTGCTCGATCTCCCAGCGTTCGGTCGCAGCACGAAGCTCGGTAAATTCCGGCACGCGGAAGGTCGCGCTCTGGGCGCTCCCGGCCTGCCCGGCTTCGCGCCGCTCGGCCCCCGTGCCGTATTGGACACTGGCCCAGACCGCGATGGCCGCGCCGTTGACTTCGCTTTCGGTGCCGAGCGCGTCGAGCGTGATCGTGCGCGGCCAGAACCGCACCAGCTTGTCGCGGCGACCAGCGCGCATCAGACAAAGCTCCGGTGATTTTCCAGCAGCGCCATCGCGGAAAACGGCATTTCGGCCACGATCGAGCCGGTCAGCAGCGTCTCGCGATTGGCAAACCAGGTCGCGACCAGCATCAGGATCGCCTGCCGGATCGCCGCCGGAACAACCGAATAACCCGCGACGTAAGTGATCGTCACAGGGTTGATCCGGTCACCCGGCTGCGGCCACGAAGCCGAAGGCTGGCGGCGCACCGCCTGCGGATCGGCGTCCGCATCGAAAGCATAGGTTGCCCCCGGCACGGTCTGGCTGGCGCCCGACGCGTCGAGATAGGTAAAGCTCGCAATCGACTGCACCGGCCCGCGCGGCAGGATAATCGCATCGCTGAAAGCGTCGAGCGTCAGCCGCCAGGTCTGGGTGGTCAGCGACCGACCGAGATAGTCCTCGACCATCGAAGTCGCCGCCGCGATCAGATCCTCGAGCAGCTGGTCCTCGTCATCGTGCAGCACCCGGCACTGGGCCTTGGCCTCGCCGAGGGTGACAGGCATGTCGGACGGTTCGACCGTTCGCTTCAATCCCATGTCATTTCACCTCGAACAGGGCGGAAAAAAGGTGTCAGCGGGTTTCGCGCTTCGGCGCGCGCGCCTTGGCATCGCGCTTGGCGACCGCCGCCGCCGTCTCGACCACCGGCACGGCATAACCGGCCACGATCATCCGCTGCGCCTCGGCGTCGCTGAAACGCTCGGTCTCTTCTCCGGCGTCGACCGTGAAGTCATCGCCAGCCATGCTGACCGTCATCTTGATTTTCATGGGTTTGCCCTCGAAAGCAGGGGCGAGCCGCAGCCCGCCCCCGCCATTGCATCGGAGCCGTCGCCTTACGAGGCGGCGGTGATGAGGTGCTTGACGGCGCTGGTCTGGATCAGGTCGCCGTCGAGGCGGACAACACCGGCAAGGCCGATGTTGGGCCAATAGACTTCGCGCCGCACGCCGACCACCGGAGCGCCGACCTTGCGGACGTAATACTTCGAGAAGTCGCCGAACACGACAGCGCGGGTGCCGGCGCTCAGGCTCGCAGCCATCGCGTTGTTCACGCTGTAGGCGTGGCCCAGCAGCGTGCCCGGCGCGCCGGTGCGGATGTCGCCCATCTGCCAGAGGTAATTGCCCTGGCCGTCCTTGAGCTTGCGGATCACCGAGAGAATGCCGTCATTGAACATCCAGCGGGCCTTGGGCGAGGCGCGATAAGCGGCATCGACCGAGTGCTGGAGGCTGATCAGCTCGTCCGAGGTGATGGCGTTGGTCGCCGCAGCGGTCACGCCCGCAGCCGAGGCGGTCACGATCCCGTTCGGGTCGCCGTTGCCGTCGCCCACGGTCAGCTCGGTGTTGACGCGGCGGGCCAGACGCTCGCCGAGCAGCTCGCCGATGAACTGTTCGATGTTCACCGCCGAATCCTGCAGCAGCTCCAGCGAGATCTGCAGCCACTCGGTGTTGTAGCCGAAGGCGTTGAGCGTCATCTTGCCGAAGACCGCGTCCTCGCCGGCGTCATCGGTCATCGCACCCGCTTCGGTGTGCTTGGCGGTGGCGCGGCCAGTGTCGTCGGTGGTCGGGAAGTCGAGCGGGTTACCGCCCGAGGTGCTGATCACGGTGCAGATGTCCTCATCATACATCGGGCCCCAGACCTTCAGCGTCTTGTCGATCACCGCCGCCAGCTCGGTCGGGACGGTGAAGCCGCCCTGCGAGTTGGTGCCGACAGTCTGCGCGCGCGCTTCGATCAGCGAGCGCTCTTCAGCCGAAAGGCGCTGCGGGTCGAAGCCGTTGCGGGCCAGCGCGATGAAGGCGTCGCGATATTCGGGAGCCTTCTGGTCTTCCTGGCCGCGCGCCTCGCCCGCACCCATGTTCGGGCGGCC